GTTCAAAACTCGTTACGGAATGGCTTCTAACCCATTCGTATCTCCAGCTGGCGAGCAGAACATTGCCGCTACTGCCGGAATCAACACGTACTACCGTATCTTCCGCGTCGACAACATCATGTCGTAAGCGAAAGTTTACAAAAAATAGAACTAGTTCACTAGTCGTTTTAAGGGAGTCTTCGGACTCCCTTTTTTTATGTGTATAAATACAGACAAGGAAGATGTTCTGCGTATCAAGTGGTACGCACCGCAACCATGTTAAAGGGACACATAATCGGAAGTACAAGATAGGAGATCATTATGCGTATTATTTCAATTGCGTTCGCATTGGTTCTGTCTGCTTGTGGAACTATCGATGCGACTGTCGATGGTACTGGTGGTGTTATTAAAGGTGTCGGTTCTGATGTCTTTGGTGTAACTGCTGGAGTCTTGGACGTAACATCTAACTTAATTAAAGATGTTGCAGTTAAGACCGGAACAGACGCTACAACACCCGAAGAAACAAAGTAAGGAGCACGTTCGCCAAGGATGGCGCTTATTATTATATAAATATATGGTATACTAGAGGGTATCTCATGGCACTTACAGAAAATAAAAACTTCTTACAACCTACCGGATTTCGTGTTATTGTTGAACGCGAGAACTATGGTAACCTAGAGTTTTTTGCACAGTCGGTACAACATCCAGGCACTAACGTTTCTGCTGTTGAGGTCGCAATCCCTAGGATTACTGGACTTCCCGTTCCAGGCGATACCATAGCATATGGTGAGTTAACCCTTAATCTAATCTTAGACGAAGATCTTACTTCATACAAAGAAGTCCAGAAGTGGATGGAAGGGTCTGTATATGGAGAAGGAAGCCCTTACCATGATATTAAAGTCATAGTCCTTACCAGTCACAATAACTTTTGTGCACAAATTCAATATAAGAACTGCATTCCTACATCGTTAGGTTCTATAGAGTTCGTCTCCACTACAGGTGATGTTCAATATGTGAATTTTGATGTTAGCTTTAGATTTAGTGAATTCGTTCTATCATGAGTTTGAAAAAGTTTCAGATTAAGAATGTAGCAGTTCTGAGCATTCTTGAAGAGTTCAGATATACTTATCGTGAGTTATATCAACCTGAGAACACTAACAACTGTTTGTTTCCCGAAATGAAAGGTATGGCAGATCGCTATACTGGTGAAGATGAAATGTGGCGCATCATTGACATGGGAGAAGAACATGACGGTGCTGCATCAAACTCTGTATGTTATGCAATCAAACCGGATCACTATAACGGTACCCATCCAGAAGAGTACTCGAAGACGTGGATTAACCTCAACGCCAGTCTGACCGAAGAGTTGGGTGTTCAACACAGTGCTCTCTCTACTCTATATCCACCCCAAGGGTTTATTGGTTGGCACAATAATGCAAATGCCTCTGCGTACAATATAATATTTACTTGGTCAGAACATGGTGAAGGATGGTTCAAGTATGTTGACCCCAAGACTCAAGAGGTTATAACAATCCAAGATGAGAAGGGCTGGAACTTGAAGGCAGGACATTTCGGTACATACGGTTCTGGTGATGTTGTTTACCATTCCGCAAAGACTGATTGCTATAGGATAACCTTGAGTTACGTGCTAGGACATGACGAAGATTACTGGAAAGATTGTATTGACTTTATAACCAGTTAGTGTTATACTAAATAACATTACATGAAAAGGTTTTTATATGATTGATTTAGAATCCATTCTTACTGAATGGCAGAAAGACTGTGAGATATCACAACACCAATTGGACGAAGTCTCCCGACAGACTCCATCACTACATGCAAAATATTTGCAGTATCTGGCGTTCGCCAAGTTACAATTCAAACGTTCTGAAAATAAACAGAAGACGTTACTCAAACAAAAGTTCTTATACTATAACGGAAAGATGTCTGAAGAAGAGGTCTTAGCGACTGGGTGGGATTTAGATCCATTCAATGGTCTGCGGATGTTAAAAGGTGAGATGGAGTACTACTACGACGCTGACTCTGAGATTCAGAAGTCTGAAGAAAGGCTTATGTATTACAAAACTCTTATAGAAACCCTAACTAACATCGTCGATACTCTCAAGTGGAGACACCAGACCATTAGAAATATGATATCATGGCGCCAGTTCGAAGCAGGTGGTTAAGTATCGTATAAGTATATTCACAAAGTATGAAAGGATAGTCTTGAAATGTATGATACCGAAGACCTACAGAAGGCAGAACAACTGCACCACCTAGGACATAAACTAGAAATTGATATTATTGATTTAGCAAAAATTATTTATGAGCATAGACAACAAGATTCGAATCAGGATGTTGAACCACAGTTTCTTCGCGGTTGAAGCACACCCTGCACAAGAGAATGAGCTAAGAGAGTATTTTTCGTTTTTTGTTCCTGGCTATAAATTTATGCCTGCGTTCAAGTCTCGTCATTGGGACGGCAAAGTAAAACTCTACAACATGGTTACTAAACAAATGAACGTAGGGTTGTATCAGCAACTACGTCGTTTTTGTGCAGATCGATTTTATCAGTTGGAAATACTTGAGCATGAATATTATGGTGTGCCATCGTTTAAAGATGATATTGACCATCCTGCTCTTATTGACTTTATAACTACTTTAGATGCTCCATTCAAACCTAGAGACTACCAGTACAAAGCAATTGCGCATGGAGTAGAGAATCAGAGATGTATTCTTCTTAGTCCTACAGGTAGTGGTAAGTCCTTTATCATATACAATCTTCTCCGGTATTGTTATGAAGTGACCGAAGGAAAGATTCTGGTCATAGTACCAACCACCTCTCTAGTTGAACAAATGTATAAAGACTTCGCTGATTATGGCTATGACGTGGATGAGTTCTGCCACAAGATCTATTCTGGTAAGGAGAAGGTTACCGATAAAAGAGTTATCATCTCTACATGGCAGTCGATCTATAAATTTGGTAAGGAATGGTTCGAACAGTTTAACACTATCTTTGGTGATGAAGTACATCTTTTCAAAGCAAAGTCTTTATCTACTATGATGGACAAGTGTGGCGAAGCAAGATATCGTTTTGGTCTTACAGGGACACTTGACGGTACTGAGACTAATAAGTTAGTACTAGAAGGTTTATTCGGGCCTGTGTTTACGGTGACTAGAACCGTAGAATTGCAAAAGAATAAACAACTAGCAGAGTTAGACATATCAATTCTGCTGTTAAGGTATCATAGTGATATCTGTAATATGATGAAAGACAAGAACTATCAAGAAGAACTTGATTATATCGTCACATATGAACCACGTAATAAGTTTATAAGTAAGATTGCATTAGATCAAACAGGTAATACTTTAGTTATGTTTCAGTTTGTTGAGAAGCACGGTAAGGTGTTATATGAGATGATCAAGTCTATGGCAGCAGATGGACGTAAAGTGTTTTATGTTTCTGGTGAAGTAGATGTTACTGATCGCGAACAAATACGAGGTATTGTAGAAAAAGAAAATGACTCAATTATTGTTGCCTCTCTTGGCACTTTCAGCACTGGCATCAACATCCGCAACTTGCATAATATTGTATTTGCGACTCCATCCAAGTCTCAGGTTAAAGTTCTCCAATCAGTTGGGCGTGGCCTGCGCCAGTCTGACGATGGTAGGACTACTAAGCTTATTGATATCGCTGATGATCTCCATGTTAACTCTCATAAGAATTTTACTCTGAGACATAGCGCCGAAAGGATTAAGATATATACTAAGGAAGGATTTGCTTATAAAGTGTATCCTATTGACTTAAAACCTACAAGGATAGAGAATGATGACGAAGAGTTCTTCAGCTAGACATTTGAAGTTAGTTACAGGTGAAGAAATCATCTGTGAAGTTTTAGACGAATCTCCAGATTCTATAGTTGTTAATAATGCTATGGCTTTAACTCAAAACACAATGAAAACTGGTGAGAAGTTTTTTACCTTTAAAACTTATATGATTTATCAGGATACTCCTATGAATTGTATTCTTGTTTTTACTGATAAGATTATGTCTTTAGCCACTCCTACTCAAGAGATGGTTACTCAGTATCATAGAGCTTTGACCGAGATGGCTCATTACATAGAAGAATCATTGGATGATGATATGGAAGATGATTTATCTTTAAATGAATTTTTAGATGAAATGAAGAAAGAGTCTAAGAGCAAAGAGATGTTAGATTCTGATACTGATGGAATGTTAATGAACTAATTTTTATATTCTCCCCTCTGGGACTAGAAAGATATTATACACGAAAAAAACGGAACTGTCAAGGGCAAATGAAAATAAAATACTATCCTTATATTATACTACCAATCGGAACCTTTATTCCTAGAAGGTTTGCCGCAGTGGTGTTTCTTTTCATTATATTTGTACGTAAAGGATCTAGAAACAATCAAGCACTCATAGAACATGAGAAGGTTCATGTCCGACAATTCTGGAAGACGTTCTGCACACACCCCATATGGTATCAGTTTAGTAAATCATACAGACTTCGTGCAGAAGTTGAAGGTTATGCAGTACAGATAAAGGTCAGAGAATTGCTTGGTAAGAAACCTGAATTCGAACGTCATGCTAAATTTATCGCTACTCTCTACAAACTAGATGTCACTATTGACGAAGCAAAAACATTGTTAATAGAAGAGCATAGTAAATTATGAAAGTAGTGGGATTCACCTGTTCAGCATTCGATCTGTTACATGCAGGCCATGTCACAATGTTACGTGATGCAAAGGCACATTGTGACTATCTCATATGTGGTCTACAGGTAGATCCTTCGTTAGATCGTAAACATAAGAATTCTCCGGTACAAAGTATTGTCGAACGATACTCTCAACTAAACGCCGTAGGATATGTTGATGAGATCATTCCGTATGTCACTGAGCAAGACCTTGAAGACATTCTCTCCATGTATCAAATAGATCTCCGCATAATGGGAGAGGAGTACCGTGATAAGGATTTTACAGGCAAGGATATCTGTAGGAAACGAGGTATACAGTTATACTTCAATGAAAGGTCACATCGATTCTCTTCCAGTGGATTGAGAGAAAGAGTTAAGGAAAAGGATTGACAAGACCCCTGTTTTTTGGTATAATGGACACTTAATTAAACAAGCGATATAAATTATGAAACCTAAAGAAAAACCGCACTACGTAAATAATAGAGATTTCTCTAATGCAGTAGTTGAGTATTGTACCACTGTAAAAGAATCCGAAGAGTCGGGTGGTACTCGGCCTATCGTAACTAATTATATCGCCACGTGTTTTCTAAAGATAGCAGAAGGTCTTTCCCATAAAGGAAACTTTGTTCGTTACACCTATCGTGAAGAGATGGTAATGGACGCAGTAGAGAACTGTCTCAAAGCAATTGAAAACTATGATATTGAAGCGGCTACCCGTTCTGGGAAACCCAATGCATTCGCATACTTTACACAGATATCATGGTACGCATTCCTCCGAAGGATCCAAAAAGAAAAGAAACAACAAGATATTAAGATGAAGTATATCGCCGAAGCGGATATTAGCAATTTCTTAGGTGAAGACGAGGGTGGTTACCAACAACAAACCTCTCCCTTTATAGACACTCTTAGACAACGTATTGATGTTGTTAAGGGCGCCGACCAAGAATTTAAACAGTACGCAAGTGAAGAGAAGAAGCGCAAACGACGCGCAGTATATGTTGACTCGGATTTATCAGATTACCTTGAATAAAACTTTAGCTGTAACCCCTTGACAGGCAGACGCTATTATAGTATAATAGCCGTTATAAGTTACGTTAACAGTTGAGTGTTTTATGAAACTAGCAATATTAAATGATACCCATTGTGGGTGTCGGAATTCTTCTGACATTTTTATGGACTATCACGAACGCTTCTATAGTGAAGAGTTCTTCCCATATCTAAAAGAACATGGCATCACCCAGATATTACATTTGGGTGACTACTATGATAATCGAAAAACTATTAATCTTAAAGCATTAAACCATAACCGTCGAATCTTTCTGGATAAGTTACGTGAGTATAATATACACATGGACATTATCCCAGGCAACCATGACGTGTATTTCAAAAACACTATCGAACTTAACTCTCTGAAAGAGTTGATGGGTCATTACATGAATGAAGTTGATGTCATCATGGATCCTATTGTCCGTGATTATGGCGGTGTCAAGTTCGGACTGATTCCGTGGATTTGCCCTGAGAACCAGAAGTCAACTATAAACTTTTTAGACAATTGTGGTGTAGATGTTATTGGCGGTCACTTCGAGCTCGCTGGTTTCGAGATGGATAAAGGTCTCGTGTGTCACACAGGTATGGATCCAAAACCACTAGAACGTTTTGAAACTGTGTTGACCGGACACTTCCATACTAAGTCTAGTAAGGGTAACATCCATTACCTTGGTGCTCAGATGGAGTTCTTCTGGAATGATGCTCATGATCCGAAGTACTTTCATATATATGATACTGAGACTCGCGAGTTGACTCCAGTACAGAATACTGTCACCTTGTTCCACAAAATATATTATGATGAAAATGTTATAGACCACTTCGAAGATATGTCATTCCTCGAAGGTAAGTTTGTAAAGTTGATCGTTGTTAACCGCAGCGACATACAGAAGTTCGAACGCTACGTTGATAAGATACAGCAGTATAAGATACACGAGTTGAAGATCGCGGAAGACTTTAAAGAATTTCGTGGAGAAAATGTAAGTAATACTGATATTACTGTTGACGACACCGAAACTTTAGTGTATAATTATATACAAGAAGTCGATACTGATTTAGATAAGGAACGTATCAAGGCTGTAGTATCGGAATTAATGATTGAAGCACAGGCGGTAGAGATTGCATGATAAAGTTTGAAACGCTTAAATGGCGGAATTTTCTTTCGACAGGTGATTATTACAACAACATAAACTTCCTAGACAGTTCTACCAATTTGATCGTCGGTGAGAACGGAGCAGGTAAGTCCACAATGCTTGACGCCCTGTCGTTCGCACTGTTCGGTAAGGCGCACCGTAAGATTACCAAGAAGCAGTTGGTCAATACTATTAACAATAAGGACTGTGTTGCTGAGGTAACCTTCAAAGTTAATAGTGTAGATTACCGTGTGGTGCGTGGGATAAAACCTGCCATCTTTGAAATATGGAAGAATGGTCTTATGATTGACCAAAGTTCCCATGCTAAAGAGTATCAGGACATTCTTGAGAAGAACGTTTTACAAATGTCTCACAAGAGTTTCCACCAAATCGTTGTCCTCGGCTCGTCGTCTTTTATTCCGTTCATGCAATTGAACTCAACTTCACGACGTGACGTGATAGAAGACCTTCTTGATATTAACATTTTCTCTAAGATGAATGTTATTCTCAAGGAAAAAACCTCTCTCCTAAAAGGCGAGCTGGAGGGCAACACCCATTCGCTTGAAGTTGTTAAGACTAAGATTAATGCTCAGAAGAAGTATATCCGCGACTTGACTGCCATCAACACTCAGCATCGTAAAGATAAAGAGAGTGATATCTCAGAACTGCATAGTGAGATTGAAGAACTAAATGTGACGAACAGTACTATGTCTGCGACGGTCAATGAGTTGCTCCCTATCGTTACCGATAGTTTGTCTACTCTTCGTGCAAAAAAACAGACACTAGATCAGTACTATGCTCAATTTAAGAATCAAGTAAAGACTGTAGTCAAAGAAGCAAAGTTCTTTGATGAGAATGAAGTGTGTCCTACGTGTGACCAAGACATCGCAGAGGAGTTACGTCAAGAGAAAAAGAACTCTGCGACTTCTAAGGCGAAAGAACTCAAGACCACAATGGATAAGGCTGAAGTTCAACGCCAAGAATATGAAGACGAGATAGTTCTATTAGAGTCTCGTATGAAAGAATGTCTTGCTGATCAGAATACATTGAACAATAACAATCAAACCATTAGTCGTTTGCAGCGGTCTATCTCTAAGATTAAATCTGAGTTAGACGACATGACTACAAACTCTGGTGATATGGGTGAAGCGAATACTGATCTGAGAGAGTTAGATACTGCGATGCACGACCTAACCGACTCTAAGTTTGTTCTTAACGAGCGTTTTGCATATAACCGAATTGCTAGTGAACTGCTTCGTGATACTGGTATTAAGACTAAGATTATCCGTCAATACATTCCAGTTATCAATGAACTTACTAATCAGTATTTGCAGATACTAGACTTCTTCGTCCACTTTGAATTGGATGACAGCTTTAATGAAACTATCCGGTCACGTTATCGAGATACATTCTCTTATGATTCATTCTCTGAGGGTGAGAAGCAACGTATTGACTTGTCTCTATTATTTACTTGGCGTAACATTGCTAAGATGAAAAATTCAGTATCTACTAATTTGTTGATACTAGATGAAACGTTCGACTCTTCGTTGGACGGTGAGGGTGTAGATAACCTTATGAAGATTATTGACACATTAAAAGAAGACACTAACGTCTTCGTTATCTCTCACAAAACCGAGCTCGAAGATGCACACTTCGAACGCAAAATAACCTTCGTCAAAGAGAAAAACTTTAGCAGAATGCGCGAAAGTACTTGACAGAAGGCCACTAATCCTATATAATGGCTATATATTAATTGAGGAACAAACCAATGGAACTATCTAACCGCACCGTCGAGATCCTTCGCAACTACTCGACAATCAACCCTAACATCGTAGTCAATGGCGGCAACGTCCTAAAGACTATGTCGATAGCAAAGAACATAGTATCTCGTGCCGAGATCGAAGAGACTTTCCCTAACACCTTTGGTATTTATGATCTATCTGAGTTCCTATCGGTATTATCGTTGGTGGATCGTCCATCAATTACTTTCGGTGATCATTTCTGCACGGTCAGTGATGGTAGTGGTTTATCTTCTATAAAGTACTTCTACTCCGATCCTGAGATGTTATCTTCACCTAAGAAAGACATCGTCATGCCTGAGTGTGAAGTTAAGTTCTTGCTTACTAACGAAACCCTAAGTAAGATCAAACGTGCTTCATCTGCACTTGGTTACGAGACCATTTCAATTCGTCCATCGGGCAATGCAATTGAGATTAACGTAGTCGACTCAAATGACAAAACGTCTAACTCATTCTCAGTAACAGTTGAAGGGTCTTTCCCAGAAGGAACTGACTTTAACTTTATTATGGGAGTCCCTAACATGAAGCTGTTGGGAGAAGATTATGAAGTTGCTATCTCAACTAAGTTGATTTCACACTTCCGTTCTACTACATCACAAACGCAATACTTCATTGCACTAGAAAAGTCATCTACTTATGGAGCATAATATGACTGAAGATCAAAAGAACTTGAATGACCTATCAAACCGTGTAGCACGATCATGTGTTGCAGTTGTAGACACTGTAGTAACACGTGGTGGGTTTAAAGGTGAAGAACTAACTACCATTGGTCAACTACGCGATCAAGCAATACAAGTAGTAGCACTCTACGAGAATGTTGCGAAGGCATATGCTGAAGACGCAGCCAAGACTGATTCCAAGTCTAAAAAGAAGTAGTCCCTCTTATCGGTCTCTTGGTTCGCGATGTCTTTGCCCGAGATATGAATTGATTATATATATTATGACTAAATTGAATCAAGAGACCGACCTAATTGTTAAAGTTAAATCCCAGTATCGCAAAAGAAACCGCAGTACATGTGTTATCTGGCGCGATGGTCAATTATCCACTCAATATATTTTTTCTATGGTTAATTGTTGGTGAGTGGGGAATAACTGATCCATTCTGGATAACTAACATAATCACGTGTTGGTTCTCTATTACCGCTTTCACTCGCATATATATAATAAGGTCATATGCAGAAAAACGTAGGTTAAATACACGCTCGGATAGCTCAGTTGGTAGAGCAGCTGACTTGTAATCAGCAGGTCGCAGGTTCGACTCCTGTTCCGAGCTCCATTTCTTTATTGAAAATAAACACCCTTTACTCTTTACATGAGAGGTTTATTGTAG